AGAAATATTCGTTCCTAAAAGAACATATTTATCTGTTCCAATGTTAGCATACAAACTCAATATACATTTATATTGGGAAGATTATAGATGGGAAAATTTATATAGAATAACAGCAGACGCAGACGTTAACTATGCTATTTATGATGCAGCTACATTGTGGGGAAAAAACTATTATAAGTTAGCAAATAAATTAGATGATTATAATTGCTTTTTGAACATTAGTTTTCAATATCAAAAGCATCTTAATTTAGGTAGAGGTGGAATGATTTTGACAGATGATGAACAAGCAGCAATTCAATTAAAGAAAATGTCTTATGATGGAAGATTGCCCAATATCCCTTGGAGATATCAAGATATTGATACAATAGGTTATCACTATTATATGACACCAGAAACGGCGAAACTGGGTCTAGATAAACTACAAGAGGCTATAGAAACAAAACCAAGACAATGGACAATAGAAGATTGGCCAGACATATCACAAATGAAAGTATTCAAAAAAGGAGAATAAAAATGAAGTTAAAAGTTGGTAAAGGTAGAATTTTAATAAAACCAGAAAAAGCAGAAGAACGCTCTCAATCAGGATTGATACTGTCACCTGAGTTCGGAGAAATTAAAAAAGGTATAGTTGCTGCTGCAAATTCAAAAGATTTTTGGGAATATGGAATTGAAATTGGAGATAAAGTAATGTATAGCAAGATGTCATTTGTTGAAATTTTAGTTGAAAACACTAAATATCATCTTGTTAATTCTGCTGAAATTTTAGTTATACTATCGGAGAAATAAAATGAGTGAAGAAGAAAAAGAACAAGAATTGGCGCAATTACACATAGTACGAAAAATTGCAGGACTTTGTGTAGCTTGTATGGAAAAGCATGGGGGATTGCCACGGCCTGATTTTACGAATTTCAATACAACAGGAGACAACAATGTTTGAAAGAGAAGAATTACAGCAAATTGAAAGTAAATGTGCAAACTATTTGAGAGATAGACAGCATATAAATCCTAACTGGGTAAGAGCAGTAGAAGATTTGAGACATGCAGCTTGTGTTTTAGATGCTTTCATTGCAAGATCAACAGTGCTTGAAAAAATCCCAATTGAAATTGATGAAACAAAAAATCCAATTAGAGAAGATTTACAGGGAGTATAATGAGAAAAATTAGTACATTATGACTATGGTAAATTGTGGGATGCCGTATATGGTGTCAGTATTCACCCTGGCGATGCAATTGCTCGATTAATATCTCAAAGACATAACATCTGGCTAATTCCAGAAGTTTTTAATGATTATGATAGACAAAAATTAATAGAATTAAAAAATATTTTAAAACAAATTATGTCTACTGAAATACCAACAATTCCACAAGATTTTAATAGAAATATTGCATCAGAATTCATTGCGTTTTTGATTAAAATATTTGAAAATTGTAGAGAGCAAAACCAGTAATAAATTCATTTTTCCTATATTTATTAATATGGGAAGAAAGAAAGCAAAAATATTAAAAAAGAAATGTGAAAGATTAAGTTGTGATGTTGTCTTTGAATACAAAGATACTAAACGAGGAAGACAACAACTATATTGTTCTTATAAATGTTCTAATTTTCAAAAAAATTTAGATATCAAGCATTCTGATGAACATAATAAAAAAATATCAGAATCTTTATTGGGTGAAAAAAATCCTTTTTGGGGAAAACATTTAACTAAAGAACATAAAGACAAAATTGGAAGAGCGAACAAGGGTAAATTAGAGGACAGGTTTGGTAAAGAAAAAGCAAATGAAATTAAAGCTAAAATATCTGATGCTATAAGAGGTGAAAAAAATGGATTTTATGGAAAGCATCATACAAATACAAAAAAACTAGGAAGAGATGTTTCAGGCAAGAAAAATCCAATGTTTGGAAAAGGATATTTAATAAAGGGAGAGAGGAATGGTGCTTGGCAAGGTGGAATTTCATTTGGAGAATATGGTGAAGAATTTACTTTAGAATTAAGAACAGAAATTAGAAAAAGAGACAAATTCACTTGTCAAGTTTGTTATAAAAATGGTTATGTTGTTCATCATATTGATTATATAAAAAATCATAATGAAAAAGAAAATTTAATTACTACTTGTAATAGTTGCCATGCGAAAACAAATTTTAATAGAGATTATTGGCAACAATATTTTAAAAATAAAATAAGAGTTATATATGGCTAATAAAAAACGCGCCTTCATCACAGGCATTGCAGGTCAAGATGGAAGTTATTTGTCTGAACATTTATTAGAAAAAGATATTGAAGTTCATGGAATAATAAGAAGAAATTCTGTTCCAGAACATCAAGAGAGTAGAATTGCTCATCTTGAGAGAGAAATAAACACTTACTATGGTGATGTTTCTGACGTTGCAGGTTTAACAAAATTGTTTCAAGAAATACAGCCTGACTACATATTTAACATTGCAGCTCAAAGTCATGTTAGAATTAGTTTTGATGTTCCAATATATACAGTTCAAACAAATGCACTTGGTGTCATAAATGTTTTAGAAGCATATAGAAATCATTGTCCAAAAGCAAGATTCTATCAAGCATCAAGTTCTGAAATGTTTGGAAATTCAGTAGATGAAGATGGCTTTCAAAGAGAAAACACTCCAATGAGGCCAACAAGCCCTTATGGGTGTGCAAAAGTATTTGGTTATAACATAACTCGTCATTATAGAAATGCATATAAATTATTTGCATCAAATGGTATTTTGTTCAACCATGAATCTCCAAGACGAGGTTCAAATTTTGTCACAAATAAAGTTGTTAAAGCTGCTGTAAGAATTAAGCTTGGTTTGCAAAAAAATTTAGAACTTGGAAATATGGATAGCTATCGTGACTGGGGACATAGTTATGATTATGTAAGAGCAATGGTTAAAATTTTAGAGCATGATATACCTGATGATTTTGTGATTGCGACAGGTGATACTCATTCAGTTAGAGAATTAGTTAAATATGTTTTTTCTCATTCAAAAATTGATTTGAATTATGCAAATTATGTTATTCAAAATGAAAAATATATGAGGCCAGAAGAATTAAAATATTTGAAGGGTGATAGTTCAAGAGCTAGGCAAATATTGGATTGGAGACCTACTTATAATTTTGAAACATTATTAGATGAAATGATAAATTATTGGTTTGAAATTTATGAAAACAAAAACTAAAACATATATTTTTGAGTGTTATAAATGTAGTCATGAATTGCATGTTGACGAAAACAAATTAGATAAAGTTATAAAAACAGAATGCCCAAATTGTGGTGAAGAACCTTATAGACTTTGGATATTGATAAACATAATTGAGGAAAAAAAGAAATGAATTTTTCAGAAAAAGATTTAGATCAGTATATTAAAAAACTTAAGATTGAAGATGGAGACACACTATTTGTTGATCCTGGGTTTGTAAATATTGATGAAGAAGTCAAATTAAGAGAATTTATTCAAAGACTTGCAAAGTGGTATGAAGAACATTTAAAAAATGTAGTAATAATAATTGCTAAACCAGGGACAGATATAACTCAAATATCAGAAAAAGAAATGAATGAAGCAGGGTGGTATAGAAAATGAATATTTTTAGTTGGATATATGAATTGCTATGGTGGTATTGGTTTGCATATAAGTGGGAATTAATTGTTTTAATTGTCATTGCAATAATTGTTTGGCTTGGATATTGCATTTGGCAACAAGGGGGATTGGGAGTTGGGTAAACTAGAACATTGGGAGAAAATATATGAGCAAAAATAATATAATAATATTAAATGGAATAGAAACCGAAGAATACGAAATAGTAAAAGAAGGCACAGACATTAAAAACGATAAAAAGGTATATTTTGTTGCAGATAAAAACAAAGAAATGTTTTTAGTAGAAATTACTAAAATTGTTTCCGTTAAAAAGTTGGAAATATGATGAATAGAGGCCAAAATACTTTTGAACACTGGAATGCTAAACATATCCAAGAATATGGTGTTTATGAACCTTATGATTTTTCTCAAATTCCAAATAGTCCTTTGAGTTATCATAAGATTGCAGCAGATATTGTAAGAGAAAATCAAGATGACATTAAAAATAAATCTATGCTAGAAATTGGATGTGCAATTGGTTATTTTTGCTCTTATATGAAAAGACATATAATACCAAATTGGAAAATAACGGGTTGGGATTTTTCAAAATCAGGAATTGATGCAGCAAGAGAAAAAAATAAAGATATTAAAGAGGGTTTGAAATTTGAAATAGTTGATGTGTTAGAAAGACCTGTAGAAAATGATTATGGATTGATTT